TCGTAAGTGATAGACGCGCTATTGACCGTGGACTCGTCAAACTGGTTGTCTTTCTGATATCGGTTCTGGCTGTCGAACAACGTAAACGGATTGCTAACCCGTAGGCGACCAAACGCGTCCGCCTCCATGCCGGGAAAGGTTACCGGTACTGAAGATCCACTAGCCATAAGATTCCCCAGGATGCTGTCTAGACGGTTGAAGTACAACCGCAGAATGTTGTTTAGCTGGTCGGTGTACTGCTGGTTGTATTGAACCGGTGCCAGCGGCAGGTTAGGCGCAGCAATCCGTTGAATCTCATAGTCGGTGGTGACGATAAGACTCACGTCGTACCCCAATGTATGCGCTCAAGTTCTTTGCGCGCGACGGCTGCTGCTTCTGCAGTGTTAAGCAACTTTGAATAATAAGCTTTTTTTCCAACAGTTATCTTTGCCAAAAACTTTTTACCAACAGCGCTTACTCCAATATAACCAGTTTTGTTATTTGCACGCAGGCGAGTATTTCTATTTTGAGTTTGGACGCCAGCCCATCGGCAATTACTTGGTTCGTAGTTGCCATAAACATTGATTCGATCAAGACTTTCGTCGCCCTGCGGCTCTCCCATGTCAACCACAAACTTGGTGTAGTCCATCCACTCTGCACACACAGTCACCCCTTGACCACCATAGCGCGGATAGTCTTTGTCTGTAAGGACAGTGCATCTTCTAATCATTGCTCGCCATGTGTTGTAAGAGCCTTTTCCTGTACCACCATGTTTGGTAATGCGTGACTTTAAGTAGCATCCACACGATGTGGTGTTGCCAGTAACCAAACTGCCAGACGGAACGCAAACTTCTGTTCCGCATTCACACAAGCAGCGCCAAACAACCTTTTTGTTTTGATCCGTGCCTGCGCGCTCCACAACTCGCAGACGCCCAAATACCTGACCTGTCCTATCTACAAATTTCATAGAGCCCTCCCTGCATGAGACTCTATTATATCAACATAAACACCGATGGTAAGGTCATCTCCTCCCATCAGCTCTGATATCGAGGCGCGGCGCACCAAGCTGCCATGCGGTGCCAATCTGGTCAGAGCTGATCTTAAATATCAACTGGCGACCCCGCGCTCTGGTGTAGATCTGACCAGTGAACTCTTCCGTGATGACATACGCACTGCCTTTGGCCACCGTAGCAGCTGCCGTATTGCCCGTACCAGAACCTGCGTTCTGCATCGGGAACAGAGTCATCGTTACCTTAGGTGCGTCACCATTCGGGGCGTTACTAGAGTTCTCAAACGTGATATCGGGGATGATCCGCCAGACGTAGCCAAAGTTATGGCCGTCTTGGATATCGAACTCGGACGACGAGATATTGGCAGCGATAGCTACAGGAGTGCCTGTTTCGTTGTCATCAACGCCGTCTTCATGCTGAACCAGCAGGTTGTTATACGTCGCAGCAATCGGATACGGAAGCAAGCCAGAGTCCAGCCACGCTGACCGACCTAGAGTGCCGTAGTACCAGATGTTCTCGATGTAGTTGTAGACGACATACCTATCGCTGGTCGTAGCGTTCTCAGAACAATAAAACCACCAGACTTCATTGAAGCCCTCGTTGGTTCCGCAATAGACCTGTTGAGCTTGGTCCATGTTGAAGTCGGAGAACACATACCGCCGCAAGTCACAGTTAAGCGTTTGCACCCGGCCGTCATACTTGTAGAACTTGTCGATGCCCATCCAGTAGATAACACCGGACGCGATAGTCACCGCGTTCGGGCCCATGATCGAGATGTTGTCGCCTAGAAGCTGCACACCCCACACAAGCGGAGCACCCAAGTACTGCATCGAGTAAATGGCGGAGTCAGTGAAGACCGCGATTTCCTGACGGGTCTGCACCGCAGTGATTATCTCTGAGCCGTGCGATAGACGCAGACTGCCAGCTTGGTTAGTAGCTTGAGGTGTCCAGACAAACGGATTTTCTTGGTCTGAAAACCGGATCAACATCGGATCAAGATAGGTAGAACCGTAGTCGTTGGTACCAAACACAATCACAAATCGCGAACTATCCGAGACGGTCAGGAAGTTCTGATACAACGGCGTATCAGCATCACCCAAGTCAAACAGGTCAATGCCTCGCGGCGACACATAGTTGATCCCTGAACCAGCCCCAGAAGTGGTGATAGGACTGCCACCCAGAGTTGTTGATACCTCGAACGTGTTAGCTGAAGCGTTAACAACGTAGTAGACCGTTCCTACGGTCAAACCTGTGGGAAGAGCACCCGTCGTGATGAAAGTGATTGCCGTGCCATCAGTGAACTCAAACCCTGTTGGCAGCGTAACTACGCCCGGAGTGGCAACGCTGATGGTTACTTGGATGGGCGCTGCGCCTACTTCAGCACTCCAGTAATAGATGCCACCACCACGCGGCCCGTAGAGCAGGTCCTGACCGAAGTTGATCTGATTCCACAGCTGTACTGCGTTAGGTGTCGTAGCGCCGATACCCCATGCGCCTGAACCCCAAGCACCCGCACCCCAGCCAGACAACGGGATCTGAACGGAACTGCCCGTATTCAGCTGGTACTGCGTAACTACAGTGCCGCCGCCTGGAGAGCCAGACACATCCGTGGCGTTTGCCGTTGCTGATACGGTGATGGTGTAAGTGTTGTTGCTGGTGACGACGACTTGAAACTCACCAGTCAAAACAGAGGCTGTGATGTTGCCTCCGAGACCTGTGATACCTGACCCGCTAAACGTCACAAAGTCGCCGCTACGGCACCCATGATCATTGTCCGTAACACTAATAGTTGAAGACCCATTCGTTGCAGTGAACGGGTTAGTCAGCGTAACAGTTGAACGAATCGGGGTAATGTCGTTGTACGCACTACCCTGAAGAATGTAGAACTTGAGGTTGGTGCCTACCCCAATAAGATTCAGGTTGGATAGCGTTGTCCAGTTCCACAGCGACCGACATACACCGAGGTATGTATTGGGCGAGAACTGCGTCCAACCACCAATCTTCTCCGGCGTGCCTTGACGGAAGCGCACCTTGTCGCACTCATACCAGCCACCTTCGGTGGTGTAGCGAGTGTTCTCACGGTTGACGCCAGGTTTGAAGATAGTCTTTTGAAGCGCCATGATCAGCCCGTATAAGTTCTGGTTCCAGCTCGATCAATCACCAGCTTCTGCATTCTAGGCTTCGCACTCGGGGTGTTAGGGATGCTGATATGAACCCACGAGTTGAACTCCTTGATGACCTGATCGTACTTGATATTGCTACCTACGATCTTCTTCATCAAGTCATCAATGCTCATCTTCAGCGCCCGGATATCTGCTGCACAGCCAAACATGTGCTGACTGGTCTTGCTACCGCCAATCCCAGCATTAACCTGTGGTGACCGATACCCGGACGACACGATGATTGGCGTACCAGATAGCGTGCGGACTTCTTCCAACAGAACAGCCAGCCTCTTCAGGTTCTCAATTACCTTTTCATCCGGCTCGTTATTCAAACCATGACGCTCGGCATACTCAGACTGAGCAAGCTCCTTGAGACTGAAGTTAGGCGAGAGCTTCACTTGGCTTTGCGTGCGTAGAACAGAGTGCGATCGCCAAACAGATAGAACCCGATGGCCGAGGCAAAGTTGTTCACGGCATCAGAAGAGTGCCCAATGAGCATCAAGTAAGCCCAAGTCAACAACACTACGGCTACAACCGTGGGGCGTTGGAGGCGAATGATTGCCTCTACCCATGGGTAGCTTTGGTTGTTACCACCGGCCTCATTCATCGCCTTGAACATATCAAGGTCAAGCTGCCGCATCTGAGCGTACTGTTCAATCGTGCTTGGCTTGAACTCCTCGGGTGCGATGAACCGCGCAATCAGAGACTTGCCAAGATCAAGAGCCAGGGGGCCCAACGCCGCAAGGATAGTGATTGGATCCATGTCAGTTGCTCATGAAAAAGTTAAACATCCCAACGCGCCACTTCCTGGCACTTAGGTCAGCGCCAAGTTCAAAGACTGTGACCGCACCAAGTCTTAATTTGATCTCGATGCGGTCAACGTTCTTGTTCTGGCTACGCCAGCCGTTGGTGAGCTTCATGCTCAGCCAGCATCTAGAGCAGCCTTGCGGTCCCACACCCACTGTGCTGCAGCAACAGGGTCAAACGGGATGGTAGCGTCAAGGTCATCAGGATTGGCCGGGTCCGGTTGAGTCCAGTCTGCACCTACAGCGGTAAGGTAGGCTTCAAGATCTGCTTGAGTCGCAATGACTTCAGCGTCACCCGTGTCGTCATTCTCCGAAAGGCCAATCATGACCATGTCACGCGGGCTGGGAGTATTTGGATCCCCAACAACAAACACGCCACCAACACCTTCCGGGTGGAGGCAAAGGAACGACGGCACCGTGCCGTCAGGATTCAGTCTGTACTTGATGCAATGGTGCGCCATGGTCGGCTCCTTCAGAATATTGACCGCTAAACAGATACGCCCCAAAGTGGCCTAACTTGCACCACGGAGCAGCCCAAATCTCACCGCCACGTTCGCGGTACATGTGGCAGAAGTTGTAGTCCTCAGAGAGAAGCTCGTTGTTGACGTTCTGCACCTTGAAGAAGTCATACACCTTGTCTTCCGCATTGATGGTCACGCCACCATTCTTGTACCAGCCAACGTAGGGCATCAGCTTCTCAAAGACATCCCTGCGGATCAGCATGAACCCCGTGCCAATATGCTTCACTTGGAACGGCGTATCCGGGTCGGTCATGTGGTGACCGTCCAGATGATTGATGTTGAAGATTCCAGTTAGGGCCGACAGGTTCTTGTGGTTGAGAACAGCGCCCATGCGAACGCGGTCCCAATTGATGCCCTTCATCGGCACCGGCCCACCGATGATGCCCTTGTCTGCCTTGATCATCTTGGCGATGTCATTCGGCTCAAACTTCTGGTCGGCATCGATGAACATCAGATGGGTGGCATCCGGCATCCGAAGGAAGTGATGCGCGATAGTGTTGCGACCCCGTTGGATCAGAGACTCATTGCCCAGAAAGACACAAGTCATCTTGATGTTGTACTGGATGCACGCCTCTTTAAGAGCCAACAGAGACTGGGTGTACTCCGTGCACATCATCCCGCCATAGCAAGGGGTGCCGACGACTAGGTGCATTACGCAGCCTCCTCGTTCGGGGGCGGAGCTTCTTCAAGAAGCGGGGTGTTAGTCAGGCTGGACTTGTCAAAGACGCTGAAGCCACGACGAGCAGCAAAGGTCTCCGGGTCTTTCTCCCACTTGTCTGCACAAGCCTCAAGCCAGCGCATAGTCATCTCATGGGTAGGAGCCTTGCCTTCGGAGATGAGTTGGTTCTCCATGTGCAGGTAGGCGAACACTTCAGCCTGGGCCTGAGCAGCGTTAATACCGAGGTCGAACAGGTAGATGAGGTTGCCTTCGTCAATCATGCCGTTGCGGCTACGCGCAGCGTTCAGAGCCTGCTTCATGCAGGTCATAATATGGTACCGCGCTTCTTCGCGCTCGTAGTCTTCTTCGGTGATTTCGTTCTTGCCAACCTTTTCCAACAGTTGCGCATGTTGGTTGACCATGAAGTTCATCTTACGGATAGCACCGTTAACGTGGTTCTGCGTGCCTTCCATCTGACCTTGAAGTTCAAGAATCTCAATCTCTAGAAGCTCCTTCTGGAACTCATCGAGAGGTTCCTTGGGGTTCTCCAGTTCGTTCTGCTTGCGCTTGAGTTCAACCTGCTTCTTGCGCATGTTGATGTACGCCTCTTGAAGGGCGGAGCGGGTGCGATCGATCTCGGCCAGCGTGTGCTTGATTGACCGGATAGGAGTGATAGCCGTCACGTCCAGCGTGACCTGCATGAACTGTGAGTGCGACTTGTGGAAGTTCGACGTGTCCCGCACAACGGCAGGCATCTTGGTGTCGATGTTCTTCAGCATCAAGTTGTACTCCGGCTTCTTAACAGCCAGAGCAGTAGTCATGTTGCTGATGATGAGGTCGTTGCTCAATGTTATCTCCTAGTTAAAGACCGCCGTGGGCGTTGGAACAAGCGCCTTGGGTATTTAAAGAGCTGGCTCGCGTTTGCAAGTCACCAAAATCTGTAGCGTTGCCAGCAGAGGCGATAGTAACGTAGTCAATTACGTTTGATGTACTCCCTCCGGCAAATAACCCTGTGACACTTGACGATGCTGACGAAAGAAAACTTCTTGCAACCGTTAGGTCACCAAAATCAATCGCATTCCCAGCGGAGGCAATTGTTATGTAGTCAATAACATTGCTTGTTGACCCCGTATCTCCTCCCCCAAATAACCCTCTGGTTGGGGAAGAGCATGAAGCCGCCGTTCCTCTCGCAACCGTTAAATCACCAAAATCTGTAGCATTACCAGTTGATGCAATGGTGACGTAATTTACGACGTTGCTTGCCGCGCCACTTACATCTCCGCCGCCAAATATGCCTCGCGTCGTAGATGAACACGCAGCAACAAATTCTATTGCCACCAACAAATCACCAAAATCCGTGGCATTTCCCACTGATGCAATAGTGACATAATCAATGGTGTTTACAGCCGATGTGGTTGCGCCACCACCAAATAAGCCCCTTGTTTCTGATGAACAAGCAGACAGCCCGTATCTGGTTTGCGTTAAATCACCAAAATCCGTCGCTTTACCAAAAGTTGAATAACCAACATATTCAATAACATTGGTGTCTCCAGAATTTGTTGTGCCACCACCAAACAACCCCCGCGTTGACGACGAGCATGCGCCAAGATACCTTGTAGCGACACCAAGGTCTCCAAATAACATTGCATTGCCAGTTGTAGCAATGTTGACATATTGAATGGCAGTTTGAATAAACCCATTAGACCCTCCACCAAACAGCGCAATCTCGGAACTTGTCGGCGTGGGTTGAACTGCGGCTGTGGCTGATGAGCAGGCGGCCAAACCAAATCGAGCTACCGTTAAATCACCAAAGTCTGTAGCGTTACCCGTAGAAGCAATTGTGACGTAATCAATGACATTAGTCTCACTTCCTGATGATCCGCCACCAAAAAGCCCTCTAGTGTCAGAAGAACAACCCGCCGCGTATATTATTGATTGCGTTAAATCACCAAAATCTGTGGCATTACCAACAGAAGCAAGTGTTATATAATCAATTATATTTGTATAACTTGAGGTAGATTCGCCGCCAGCAAAAAGCCCTCTTGTTGCAGAAGAGCAACTAGCAACTGCGGATCTTGCTAATGTCAAATCGCCAAAATCAGTAGCGTTTCCAGTTGAGGCAATCGTGACGTAGTCAATTACGTTTGATTGGACTGTTGAATAACCACCACCAAATACCCCTCTTACATCTGACGCGCATCCTCCAGAACCAGAACGAGCTTGTGTCAAATCACCAAAATCTGTAGCGTTGCCTGTTGTGGCAATGGTTATATAATCAATAACATTAGAGCTAGAACCGCTGTCTCCGCCAGCATAAATACCTCTTACATAGTTTGAACAAGCGGCAGGCGCAAATCGAGCTACCGTTAAATCACCAAAGTCTGTGGCATTCCCGGACGTCGCTATTGTGACGTATTCCATTACATTAGATGGGCCTAGACCGCCGCCAAAGACACCTCTTACGTTAGACGAACATCCCGACAAGTATCTCTCCGCTATAGTTAAGTCACCAAAGTCCGTGGCGTTGCCTACGGTAGCAATTATGACTTTATCTATAACGTTGACGTCCCCCCCAGACGTTCCACCCCCAAACAGCCCAATCGGCGCCGCATTCCCAGCAATCGGCCACAGCCCTTGCTTCAGCCAATAAGACACTTGGTCTAGCGTCCACACACCGGGGGCTGCACCGTCTTGATACGGGCCTTGGGGCGTCGGAGGAGTCTTGCGGATAAGGCCACCCGGCCAGTTTTGAATCGACATCACAGTCCTCCGTGGGCGTTAGAGCAACCCGCTAAAGCATATCGTCCAACAGACAAGTCGCCAAAATCCGTAGCATTACCGGTAGTGGCGATAGTCACATAGTTGATAGTATTGTTTTCCCCGGTGCCCCCGCAAAAAACACCTCTTAATGAGCTAGAAGTTGCCGCTATAAGCCTTTGGGAATACAAAAGATCGCCAAAGTCAATTGCATTGCCTGTTGAAGCAATAGTGACGTAACCAATTATATTTAAATTCCCATCAACGTCGTTGTTGCCCGCAGCAAACAACCCTCTCGTAGAAGAAGAACACCCAGCTAATCCATATGTAATTTGAGTTAAATCACCAAAGTCTGCTGCATTTCCTGTTGAGCTAATAGTTATGTACTCAATGGTGTTTAATCTTACAGAGGTAAATCCACCAGCAAATAAACCTCTTGTTGACGAAGCACAAGCACCGGCTTGGTCTAGGTTATTGCTTAAACTGCCAAAACTGGTCGCGTTTCCGGTAGAGGCAATGGTTACATATTGTATGCTGGATGTACGCCCACCAGCCGTTTCACCCCCTGCCGAAACGCCTCTTGTTTGATTAGAGCATCCAGTAAGGTAGGCAATACCCGTATACCCGCCAACATTTAACAAATCACCAAAATCTGTGGCATTGCCTATTGAGGTAATTGTTACATAGTCAATGACGTTGGTTCTAGAAGCCGCTTCACCACCTGCCCAAACCCCTCTGGTGGACGAAGAGTATGCAGATACCCCAAATCTAGCAATAGTCAAATCGCCAAAATCAACTGCATTACCAGCAGAAGCTATATTTATGTAGTCTATGACATTTACTTGGCCTGAAGCCCCATATCCTCCACCAAATAGACCTCTTTGCAACTGCTCCGGTGTCACACTCCCACTAGTACCGGCTGGGCCATACTGCACGCCATTGGTGGCCTGCACATTGAAAGTGTAAGCGGTACCGTTCGTCAGGCCAGTGACCGTAAGCGGTGATGAGGCCCCAGTAGCCGTAAACCCGCCCGGAGATGATGTGGCTAGATAACCGGTGATCCCCGGAGGCACCCCTGTGAATGTTGGGGCAGTGAACGTAATGGTTGCCTGTGCGTCACCCGCAGTAGCAGACACACTAGTAGGAGCACCGGGTCCTTGAGGCCAATTCTGCGCAGCATAAGCCTGCAACTGCGACACAAGGTTCCATACACCGGAGTAGCTGGGCATGATCAGAGTCCTCCGTGGGCTGATGAACAACCGGCCTGATAGAAGTCTGCTTGAATCAAATCGCCAAAGTCTATCGCATTTCCCGTAGTAGCAATAGTGACGTACTGGATTGTGTTGTTTGGCGTAAAAGACACATGCCCGCCACCCCAAACTCCGCGAGTTGACGAAGAACAAGCAGCCGAAAGAGTAACCGCAACAACCAAATCACCAAAATCTATGGCGTTGCCTGTGGTGGCAATAGTTATATAGTCGATGACATTGATATTACCGTTGCCTCCACCAAACAAACCCCTTGTAGGGGATGAACATCCCGATAAATAATACCTTGCTACAGTTAAATCGCCAAAATTTGTTGCGTTGCCGGTTGTAGCAATCGTAACGTATCCAATCGTGCTGAGAGCTACCCCACCAGAAGTAATACCCCCTCCAAAAATGCCTCTTGTAGAAGAAGAACACGCTGCTAAATAAGCAGGCGTAACTGTTAAATCTCCAAAGTATGTAGCATTCCCGGTGGTAGCAATGGTGACGTATTGAATAACATTCAACGGCGGGTCAGCCAAACCCGTAGTGTACCCGCCAGCAATTAACCCTCTGGTTTCGTTAGAGCAGCCTGCGGGGGCTAAAGATGGAGTAGGCATATCCCCAAAATCAGTGGCGTTGCCGGTGGTGGCAATTGTGACGTAATCAATGGTATTTACAGGATCAGATGTATAGCCACCACCAAACAAGCCTCTTGTTGAAGAAGAACACGCAGAAAGTCCATACCTCGATTGAGTCAAATCACCGAAGTCTAAAGAGTTGCCTGTAGTAGCAATGTTGATGTATTGAATAGTATTACTCGCGCCGCCACTAACACCACCACCAAACAAACCCCGCGCCAAAGCAGGCGTCACACTCCCACTTGCTGCGCTGTAAGGACTCGGGCCATAAGAGTTCAACGCCCACACCGTGAAGGTGTAGGACGTACCGTTAGTCAGGCCGGTGACAGTGACAGGGGAGGAAGCCGCAGTCCCAGTGATCTGTCCGGGGTTTGAGACGGCGTAGTAGGCAGTGATAGCCGACCCACCCGTATTAGAGGGCGCTGTGAAAGCTACAGAGGCTTGCGTATCCCCACCGGTAGCCGTACCGATAGTAGGCGCGTCAGCAACCTTTAGCGGGTCATAGAAGGCCGAGATAAACCCAGCAGGCGGACGAAGCGGCATGACGCCCCCCTATCAAGAATTTATCTCTTCCCAACTGGCAGTCACCACAAGATCATTAGCCGCGCTTGCAATCGCACCGATCGACTGGTTCTCAAGCAGGTAGAACGACGTCGTCTTGTCGGTCACGATCAGAGTCGCATCCGCCGGCACCGAGATGGTCGAGGCGATAGCAAACGCAGTGCCACCAAGAGCCGCCGCGCTGTAGATGTTGATGGTGATGTCCGCAGCATTTGTGCCATCGACGTTAGCCACAACGATGCTGTTGATCTTGAAGACCTTGCCCGATGAAGCAGCATTGCTCACAAGACTTGTTGCGCTAGTGGTCGATAGTGATGTTTGTGACGAGTTGCCGTAGATGGCGGCAACGTTAACAATATTTGGGTTAGCCATGACGACTCCTTAAATGGCAAAGATGAGATCAAACGCGATTGACTTGCCAGCTGTAATCCCACTTGTGCTCGGGATCGGCGATGAGACCCAGTTGGTTCCGTCTGATGTCAGCACGTTACCATTTGTCCCAGGCAACGACAGTCCAGTACCGCCGTTGGCTGGAGGCAAAACCCCCGTCACATCAGTGGTCAGACTAATGGGGTTGCTGACAATTTTTACAAAGTCTGAGCCATTCCAGGCTACCAAAGCCCTTGTAGCCGCCGGTATCACCACCCCAGTCGTAGGGCCAGAGCCAACGATCTGAACACCATATCCACCAGTAGTGGAGTTGATGATGATGTAAGCCTTGGACTGCGCAGGAGCCGTGATAGTCCGTTGTGCAGTACGCGCGCCGGTACACAGAATGATTGCTTGGCGGGCTTGGTTGGACGCACCGTTAGTAGTGCTCAACGTCACGTCTAAATCAGTACTAAGCGTTGTAGTGCCAGCTACAGCTGAATCCAGCAGCGTTGTGATCGAGTCGTTTACCGTCACGCCCCAAGTGCCGGTCAGATCCCCGGTGGTAGGGAGGGCAAGCCCAAGTAAAGAGGTAAAGTTGGTGACTGCCATGTTCTCTCCTTACAGCCCGTACACAATGTCCATCGCAAAAGCGACTGGCCGGGTAACAGACGGCGTAGCTGGATAGGTCACAAAGACATCCTTTGTGCCCGCGCTGAAACTCACCAAAGATCCAGAATTGGACGACGACAGCACAGTGTCACGCGACAGCGTGGTGCCAGAAGAAGTGTAGGTTCCAATACCCACTTCCCACTCATTACCGCCGGCTATCGTGTAGTACGTGGTGTTGCCGTTGCCAATCGCAGAGAACGATTGAAAGCCAGAGGCGGCACCCAAAAGAGTCGCGGTACCGGTTCCAACAACGGTGGTCGTTTCCTTAACTCTGTCTTTAACAACTAAAGGCATGGCTACCTCTACACCTGAAAGTTAGTTGCTAGTCCTGATATTTGACCACACCGTACTCTGGCTGTCGTTAATGATTTCCCAGAGATACCGGCCAAGTATGCTATCTGCCGCTACAGCGGTTGCTGGGGCTGTGCAAACAAACACAGCTCTGGCGGATGACTGATCAATGCCAGAACTCTGCTCCAATACGGTTACGGCAAAATCAACCAGCGTTGATGTCTGATCACTGATACTTGAGCTCTCAACAACGGAGTTCTGCAGCACAACCAAAGACGTAGCTTGATCAGTACCAGACGCAAGTTCTGCCACCGAGACAACAAAGTTCATGGACCCGCTGGCTACATCAAGCGCCTGTGACAGCTCGTTAATCACGCCAGACATAACAGCAGATGCAGAAGTTTGATCAAGGGCGGTGGATGCATCGCTAGCCAAACAAGCAAATGCCACAGTGGTAGAAGAAACATCAGTGGCGCTAGATGCCTCTACTACTGAGTCTGCAAAATCCAAACCGCTACTTGTCTGCTCCGAGCCTGTAGCTGCTTCCTGTATGACGCCTACAAACACCAGCAACGATGAGACTTCGTCCGCACCAGATGCAGCCTCCAACACTGACCCAGGCAGTATGCGAAGGGCTGATACTTGATCTACCGCTGATGCTGATTCACTGGCTAATGACGCAAAAACAGCAGCTGCAAGAGCCTGATCAACAGCTGATGCAGCTTCAATGATAGATGCTTGGTACGTCGCCCCCGCTAGGGAGGAGAAAGGCGCTCCGGCAAAGGTAGCGTACCCAAACATTTTTAAGCCTTGGTCAGCTCAGCTTCATTGAACCAACGCTCTTGTACAACGCCGTTCGCATCAGTCCATTCCAGCTTGCAATAGACGGTACCATCTTCATCCATGCGAAAAGCCTGCACAGGGCCTTGAGGTACAACAGTCTTAACCTTAACTACATCGCCCTTCTTAAACTTAGCAGCCATGATTCACTCCTTACGCAGCGTCGAGGCTGAACTGATAGGTGACATTCAGCGTATCGCCACTTACCACTGCACGATCACCCGGAGATTGAAAGTCCGAAGCCGAGAACAGAATGCCCGAGGTACCAGAAGCCGCACTAGCCAAGAAAGCACCAGCGATCGTAACCGTGCCGGTCATGTTGAACTGAGCCGGCGAACCAGAGTTGTCAATAACAGATGGGTCAGCCGTAGTTGCCGTACCAAACGTAACTGCCTTACGGTTGCCGCTGTAGTCAGTGTTTTCAGTCCAGCCGCCCGCGCCAGTAGCGCCGTGCGAGGCAAGCGTGTCACTAGCCGAGATAGTGGTATCCACCGCAGGCCCAGTGATCAGACCAAGATACCAAGCAGCCGTGTAAGACGAACCGGCGAAATACTTGGTGTTCATGTCCTGAAGACCGACGTTCACGACAAGGTTATGAGCCTTGTCTTCCCACTTCAGGTTGCCGTCCTTGTCAAAGCACTGAATGGTGAAGATCCCGCCGCCATGAACACCGTTCACAGCAGCGCCACCCACCTCGATAGAGGCTTTGGCCGAGTCACCGGCACTAGCGATGTTGTTAAGCATCTCAAACTCCTTAAGTTAAACGAATGAGCGCCGAAGTGCTCGTAGCTGGCGGAAACTCCACTAGGAAAGTGGCTGTGGAAGTCTTGTCATTCCCAAAGTCCAGTACACAAACAGCCGGGTTTGTAGTCCCGTTGAACTTGTAGATCAGGGCCCCACGAGCCGTGATAGCCCCAGTCCACGATGCGTCACTAAAATCTACGTACGCAGTACCACTTAATGACGCGAGTGCTGGGGTGATTGTAGCCCCACCTGCAACATAGCTACCTCCACTTGCTTCATTGGTGGCGGTATACGACGTAGTCTGTGCATCTAAAGAGGCAGCGTTCGTATATAGGGCAATCTTGTACACGTCAGCTGTGCCAGACCCAAAATCAAACGTGCCATCAAACAGCCCCTGTTTGAAGCTGTCGCAGGTGTAGTTTCCAGTAAACGGCATCTCACACCACCGGCTGACGATACTGGCCAGAACGATAAGCATCCTGGCGCTCCATGCCATCACCAAGACGCTTGGCAAGACCAAGAGCTTCTTTGTACTTGGACTCATAGAACGCCATGACGTCGTTCTCACCCTTCATGTATGTGTAGGCTTCTACAAGAGAGCCATACAAGAGAACCGAGTCAAAGTTGTCTCCAAGCCACGTATTAGTAGCCGTGACAATCGACTCCGGGTAATAGTAGTAATGCAACTCAACCGAATACGCCGCGTCCGGTGTAGGACCAAGAATGAACGTCAGCTCATTAGTGATGACCGGCGTAGGATCATTGGTCGTCGTGGGACCAAACAGCGCGTAGTACTTGGGAAGCGCGATATCCGTAGGTGATGGATACGCAGCACGGATGTAGTTCACATCCTTGTTCAGCAGGTACTCGTACTCACCACCGTCAATCACCGCCATCGAGTACACAGCCAAGAAGTCCGCCGGGGCAGACAAATACTTGTTGTTAGCCGTCGTAATGCCTGTGACGTTCTTACGCAAAGACGGGAACTGCACCGTGTTGTAGATGCGCTGCTCCGCTTGCTGAATGAAGCGGTTGAGCTGTTCAGTCGTAGTGTCCGAGCTCGCATCGGCGAGCGTGAACGCCGGAAAGTTATTTTCCGTGTACGACTGAATAGCATCTACAAGCTGCGTGTAGTTCACGCCATCGGTCCCCGTGCCATCGTGCCCTTGGTAGCAGCACCAGTACCACGAATCTTGATGCCGTCAGTCTTAACGTCATCACGGTTCGGATCGCCAACGCTAACGCGCATCGCCGGAGTCGAAGGACGCACAGACTGCGAACGCATACGGTTCGGGTCCTCGTTGGTCGAGATGGCACGCTTCATGTCTTGAGTGCTCATGGTTTTTCCTTTCATGTCGTGAGGCGTGGCATAGACCTCCGCCGATCCGACCTCTTTACCCATGACCTTCTTGGAATACTTAGCCACGGCCAGTCTTCCGGTAGGTGAACGACGAGACCTTCTGGTTGGCGACCTTAGCCAGGCCACGACCCAGACGCTTCATCTCTTCGTTGGTCTTGCCACCCTTACGCAGCTTGGTCAGCGGCTTGCCGGGGTGCATGGCCTTCTCATGCTTATGTACTGCCTTCTTTGCGTCCATGTCCTACTCCTTAAGTAGTAACCACCGTAACGGTGCCCAACTGAATACTCAAAGCTAGATTGTTGGGCGTTAGCCCGGCGTCTTGAGCTCTTGCTCCACCTACAGGAGCCCAGCCCCACTGAATAATCCGACTACCAGCTTCAGGTGTACCAAGCGCATTTTGAGCCGTTGTGTTGGTATCCACAACCTGCAAACCACTAGTACCTGAAACTCTATAACTCACATCCGGCCGGGGCTCTCGAACTGCCTGAGGGTCATCCACCGGATACATACCCAACTGCAACTGCGGATGATCAGGGTCCCAACACGTCGGACAGACCTTAATCTTGTACGGCTTCGTCTTAACGATCTGAATCTTCAGATCCTTAAGCTTGTAGCGTTGGGCACAGCGATCACATTCCGCAATCGCATATTTGCCAGACGCAAACCTATTAGGCATAGAACATGTTCCTCGGCACGAACCGCAGAGGAGACGTATCCCGGTCCTCCGCAGAAGCCATGTCCCACTGTTGTTCGTACTCCGCCTTCAACGCTTGAATGCGCATCGGGTCTACTTCCTGCAGCTTCATGCTGAGCTGAAACGCCAAACCAGCCACCATGCAGGGGATAAACCGGAACGGGATGTCTTGCACCGACGTACCTGTGCCAGCGTCTTGAATGCGGCGCATGCGGTAATACACAAACATGTACTGATCGCCCGGTGCATTCGGCGTAGGCCATACGTTGATACACGGAAGGTTTTGCACAGTCAGGGCCGCACCGTTGCTATGAGCAGCAGCCGTAGTGTTGTTCTGGCCACGGGCGCAGTTCAGCAGCTGATTGGTGACCGGGTTGACGTTCGGATAGCTAATAGTCTCAGAACCGATCTTCACAAACCCAGACGTAGTCAGGTTGTCCACTGACGATACGGTGATGGTCGTGTCCGTAGCGGAGATGCCACCCACCTGGTTGATTGTTACAGTCGATGCGTTCTCTTGCCCCGACTGACGGTTGAACCACACCTGAATAGGACGACCCTGGGCCAGCTTGTTCGGTAGGCTCATGTAGGTCGGTTCAGCGATACGGCTGATGTTGATGTCGATCTGATTCGACGTGGCATTGTTCTGCCGAATCACCGCATCAAGGATGTCGATCGTATCTACCGGCACTGGATAGATAGCTTGTCCAGTCACCATTGGGATCTGATTCTGCTCGACGGTCCAGAAGTTCAAGCCACGGTTAGCCCACTCGATGGTGAGCAGATTGAGGCTGCGTCGCGCAGTACGGAAGTCGTAACCGGTCCTCAGCTCCTTGCCGCAACGCTCAAACGCCTCCTCAATGAGGTCGTTCATGTCCAGATTGAAAGCTGTAGTTCCGGTGGTGCTCATTTGCCTACTTTCCTATGCGGAGCCACTTTACGAGCCACGCTCTTAGGCTGTTGTACAAACTGCTTTCCGGCTGCTTTACCGGCTCGCTTTGCACGGGTTGTGGCGGCGTACTCGGCGGGGCTGAGGGCGCGGATTGCGGCTTCGGGGAGGTATCTTTCACCTGTTGCTTTGGGGCCTTGCGTTGACGGTTTGCCACTCTTAGTCCTCCATTTCTGGGCAGTCCAAGCTTTTAGACTGCGTTGGGGGGCTTTCACTTACCAAGCTTCCGTAGGGTTTGAGCCAAACGAGCACGTTGGCCGGTCTTGCCGGGTGCTTTAGCAGCCTTCGCCAGCTTACCTGCCGGGATCTTCTGGCCTTCCTTAACGCCCATCGACTTACGCAGCGCGCCGGGCTTCTTGATAGCTTTCTGAATCCACTTCTCAGCCATGATTAGTCCTTGTACCCGCCGCCACGCTTCTTATATTGCATGGCCAGCATCTGTGCCTTGCGGGCGCTCCACTGACCCGGAGCCCCGCCCTTGCCGCCAGCCTTGATACGGTTGAACAGCGACTTGCGCATGCCCGGCTTGGTGTAATTACCAGCCTCGTTCACACGGCTAACTCCACCTTTGGAATACTCAGTGAAGTCCGTGTCGTCACGGCGAGCTTTCTTCTCACCCCCCGGCATCTTGGAGGGACTGATACAGCCCATGCCGCGACTGGCTCTCATACCATCTTGCCTCTGGTCTTGCCACGAATAGCACAGCCATCAGCACGCTTGGAAGCCGAGCTCACCTTGCCGCCCTTCTTCATGCCGTCTGGTTTCTTTTTAGGGGCCATAATTTTAGGAGCAATCTTCATGGGGCCCATGCTCTTGTCATCCTGCTTCTTGTCTGCCTCTTGCATACGGCTATCCATGCGATCTTTGTAAGCCTGCGAGATGGGATCAAGCATGCCGGGCAACGGCTCAGTCACGTCGCGGGACATATCCCGCATTTCGCGCTTGGTCGGCTTGTTGTCCATGATTACTTGCACCCCTTGCGCATGCCGCCCTTGGCCATCTTGACTTCCATGCCACGGGTCTTGCCCTTCTTGGCGATGCCATCAGCAGCCTTGTGACCAGCAGCCAGGCCACCAGTAGCGCAACGCTTGGTTGCACCACCGCGCTTCATGCCCTTCATCTCGGCTTCTTCGTGCTTGACCATAGCCTTCGGAGCCTTCTTGGCCTTCATGAAAGCCAGTTCCTTGCCAATCATCTTCTTCGATTCTTTCATTTCACCACCTCCTGCCTTAGTAAATTCACGGCCCACGGACTGTGGGACACCCACTTTCTTAGCGAACTTGGGATTGTTCGCCACCGCCTGCATGAACCGTTCTTGCTTTGCTGACTTGGCAGGCATGATCAGTTCTTCTTGGCCAACTGGTCAATCTTGGTTTCAAGACGCTGGATGCCTTGATCAAGACGTTCCATAAGGCGCTCCATGTCACTCCGTACTTCTGCACGGGTGATGTGGTCACGAGCAACTTCTTCTCGTGTCTTGTTGAGCAGAATACCCAAACGGTCCAACTCATCAAATTTGCCTTTAAGCATGAACGCCATAACGCCTACGAATGCTGTCAGCACAATGTTCCAAACCATCATTTCCATTTAGCACTTCCATGCTCGTAAGGATTTGTTGATCCGGCTGTTCGGGTCATTCGCGGTCTTGGACGAAGTCAGCTTCTTCTTCATACCGGTCATACGGGCGCAGAATGACTTCTTGCGTGCTCCACCCTCTGGTTGCGGGGCCTTAAGCCCCGGCTTCCCCGGATTTGCCTTGTTGTAAGAGGCTCGACCCTTGGCGTTCAACCCACCCTTGGGGTTCTTGCCTTCCTTGCGTTGCCACGCAGGGGTCTTAGCCATAGAACACCACCGCCGTCGTGTTGGCTGCACAAGTCACATAGACATCCGTCTTGCATAGGATGCCTTCGCCAGGGATGATGACGTTGACCGAGCCAGCCGCGCCGGGACCGGTGAATGAAAACACCGTAGTGCCACTAGACCCGCCGTCCTTGATGGTCACAGTACCACCAGACGCGTAATTGAGTACAAGCCCCTTTACGCGAGTCCTATAGCTTACAACCGTGGTGCTGGTATTAGCCGCTGCTGTACCAGACTGCACATCGTATTGCATGGCCATGATGTGCCCTCATTAGGTATTGGCGGTGAATACGAGCGTGTACCAGTCAGTAGCGTCGAGAGCGACCACAATCATGGTGGTGCTGTTTTCCATCTCAACAGCAGCGTTAGCCGTACCACCGTTGATCTTGTCCGAAGTGTTCGGGTAGACCTTGAGCGGTTGAGCAGCAGCGTTGACGATCATGACAGTCACGCCACCAACTGCCGTGGGAAGCTTGACGCCCTTGGTGCCGTCAGCCCCGGTCACGTAAGTGAAACCAGCGGTAACCGAAGCAGCGTTGCCTTGGTTAGAGCCAGCAGCAGCGACAGTAGCAGCGGGTTGATAAACGATGCCGGTGATATTGCCGGTTACATCGCCAGTGAGGTTGCCGGTCACATTGCCGGTCAAATTGCCGATAAAGCCGTTATCCGACGCTACCGGGCCAGAGAATCGAGTTTGGGCCATCAAAGAACTCCTTTGAGATGTTGATACTTTAAAGCCAACCGCCTTACGGAGCTAGTATCAGATCCCAGCCTTCTAGCACGTTCTGCGTAAGACATGCACTCATTCTCTAAGATGAACTTCAGCTTCGCAAGAAACTTTGGGTCCGAGTGAAAGCGTGCCATTTGAGCCTTTGACAAAGTCTCTCGATACTCTTTGCTTCTAAAGTCAAACGTTGTTGCTCTACGCCCCAATCGAATGCGCTGCCTAGCTTCTTCCGAATGCTTGCGACCGCGCATGGGCGCTTTGGCAAAGTCAGCGATGTTGTATACCGCTGGCTCTTCAAACCACGCATCGCCCTGCAAAAAGCTGTTTTCTAGCTGATCAAGCTCTTTTAAAGACGAACACTCGATTTCAACAGCACCGTAAAAACTTTCAGCACCATACTTGTTGTATGAGTTTTGCAGGTGTGGATTGGTGTGTTTGTTGCCTCTAAGTAAACGAAAGTGTTCTTTAAGCCTTTTCTTTACTCTCTGCGACTGACCTACATAACACTGCCCAGTCACAGTGTTCACAATTTTATAAATACCACAGACGTCTTCTTTGTATGGCATATACCACCCCCTTGGATGTAGTATGTGCCATATATTGAACAAAGAAAAGGGGGCCGAAGCCCCCTTCTCCTAGCTGGTTAGGCGCCAGCCGAGCCGAACATACCGAGCGGATCCGACCAGCCGAACGAATAACGTTCGCGAGCCTTATAACGCACGTTGCCGGTGTCGAAGTCGCCGTCCATGCTGTTTTGCAGCGGAACACGAACAAAGTGCTTCATGCCGTTCGGAACGTCGGTGGTCAGGAACCATGCGTTCGTGTCGGTCAGGAAGTGGTTGATCGTGTAGCCTTCCGGGATCGAACCGTTGTTCTTGATAGCGTTGATATCGTTATCAGCGGTCGAAACACGGAGCTCAGTTTCCAACAGGCGGGTTGCAGTGAACTGCAGTGCCGGCGGGACGATGAGCTTCTTCGGCTTAGCAGCAATCAACAGACCACGTTCGTCGGTCCACAGCGAGATCTGAATGACCGCGTTTTCCAACGAGGTTTCGTTCAGGTCAGCCGGGGTCGACGGGATGTTGCTGTTGGTGCCACCAGAGATCAGCGGGTGGGCCGACGAGAACAACGGTTGACCATCACCGCCCGCATAGGACGACGAGAAGCCATTGTTCAGAACTGCGGCAGCCTTAACCTGCTTGGTGTACGCCATAGCACGAGCCAGGGCCTTGGTATAACGAGCCGAGAGGCTGTCATACAGGTTGTCTTCGATGGCCTCTTCGGTCAGCGAGAAACCCAAAGCGATGGTTTCGTGGTTATAGCGTGCAGTCCAAGCTTCTTGCGCATTGTCATACGCAATCGCCTGACCTTCGTTCTTCACCGGAGCGGCCGAAAAGCCGGACAGCTTGGTTTCTTCTTCAAAGCTACGTTCCGAGGTTTCGGTTTCGTAGATTTCCTTGTGCTCCTCGCCGTAACGGGCGTATTCCAGACCAAACAGAGCGTTCAGACCGGGCAGGAGCTCCTTAAGTAGCTGGGCACGAGAAATTGCCATGATTCACTCCTTAGGTAGCGACGGCTTCGCCGGTCGAGTTGTAGTACGAATGCCAACCGTGGTTGAACTTGACCAGCACTTCCGGCGAACCGGCGAAGGTCAGAGTCACATCCGTAAGGTTAGCGGCCACCGACAGAGTCAGATTCGTACCCGAAATAGCCGACACATAAGTACCAGCGGTGATACCAGTGCCACTGACGCTCATGTACGGCTTGATGTTGGCGTTAGCAGCAGTCAGGGTAACGGTAGTGCTGGAACCGCTGGTCGAACCAACCGAAGTGGTCGTAATAGCCGACTCAGGAATGATGCCCATGATTCGCATGATGTAAGCCGACGCAGCCGGAGCTCCGCCAACAGCAACAGTCGAATCGCCGGTAGTGGTAGAACCGCCGTTTTGCAACAGGGCGATGTTCTTACCGACAGCCCACTGACCAGCTGCAGCAACGGTAGTACCAGTCGAGCACACCACAGCCTTGAAGATTGCGTCCGGATCATCGCAGACATAAGCGATGGCATCCGAAGCCACGGTACCGGCGGGCCAGTACTGTGAATTCAGGGGCTGCTTGGTTGCAGGGCTGGTGAATTGACAGCCAAGGAACACACCAACAATGCCCGTGGTGGGCGAAGTGCCGTTGGTGGTGCCATTCACGACCAGGGTGCCGTCAGCCGTCAGCTCAACGACCTGACCATAGAACAGGTCAGTGTTGTAGCCGCTGGCAATCGGGAACATGCGGGTCGAACCCGCAAACACCTGACCGCCGATCAGATTGATCGGTTGTAGCCCGTAGGGGCTAGAAACAGTCGGGTAAGCCATTATCAGCTCCTCAGATTGATTTATCCTTTGCCAAAGGAACTCGACGACTTGCGCTCTTTAAAGAGCGGCATGCGCGGGTCACTTTGACGCATCAGGTTGTTGTCCACAGCTTCCGTCTGAGCTTGCGTCTGGCCGTTGTAATAAGCGGCACGCTGTTCAACAATCTCTTCCGGAGCCTTACAGAGCAGCAACCCACCGATCTCGATGTTGTCCTTATAGCGACTATCGGGATCAATCAGCAGTTGGAACTTGGGTTGTTCTTCAACGCGCACGGGCTCCCAACCTTCACGGATCTTGGCCGAAAGGTTACGAGGGTCTGCCTGTCCAAGCGTAGAGACACGAATCCAACGGTATGCAAACCCAGCCTGCTTGTCCGGCTCAGGGAGCAGCTCAGGAGGCATCCACTGCTTGGGACGCTCGGTCACTGCTCGGGTTTCCAGTTCTCGGGTCAGTCGGTTATCGGCCATTTTGCATCTCCAGTTTTCTAAGTTCGATCGCGTATTGCTCAGGTGTCAGTCCCAGCTTCTTAGCCAAGTTGACTTGGCTAGCCCGCAGCTTGATCTTGTTTGAAGATGTGCTGCGCATCGCTGGTGCCACTACAGTTCCCGGTTTTGTGCGGGACTCTTGTCTGGACTTCGACTCCACCGGCTCCTCATCGAAATACTCAGGAAACCGCCTGCGGACCTCACGATCTAGTTCCGCAAAATACTCATCCGAACCAACTACCACTCGACCGCTGTCTACTAACTTTTTGTGAAAGCCCAGTGCCATGGCGGTCATTACCGGTTCAGGTCCGTACCAAGGATTACGCTCTTGCCACGAAATCAACTTGGGATTCGGCCTATAAACCGGCTCTTGCACTTGTTGTACTTCATCTTCTTCTTCTTGTAAAGCCGGCATTCTAAAGTTCTGCGCCTGAAATACTTTCAGCTGCGCTTCTTGCATAGCCTGCTGCGCTTCTACAAGACGATCAGAATCTCCCGAGTCATACGCCTCCTTATAAGCGCGCTTGGCCATTTCCATTTCCATATTGGCCGCGCTCTGCAAGGTGGACGCATACTCCTTGCCGCCACTGTCCAGCATCGAACGATACTTCTTGTTCTCGTCAATAAGACGCTGAGCCAGGGCAACCGCTTCTTGATGTTCACGCAGAGCTGCCTCTTTCTCACGGCGCTCGTCGTGCCACACCTTCTTCATCTGCTTGAGCTTCTCCTTGACGCGCTCGTCGTAATCATCAAGCTCGTCTTGGTCAAGCTCTTCTACCAATGAGCGAGGCATCGGCTCCCGACCACGGTCCTCCGGTGGGGTATCGTCCTCAACCTCAACTTCAACGCGAACATCATCGCCGCCGTGTTGTACTACCAGTTCAGTCCGTTCATCTGGAAACTTGAACTCTTCCTTTTCAAACTCAGGCATCTTGTCCTCCTGTTATTTACGACGAATACCGCGCGGATCATCAACGACAGCTTCAACGCTGTCATCGTTAATCAGACGGAACTCACGGCCATGAATAACCAACCTAGTGCCGGCATTAGGCCGCACCAGAATAAAGTCACCCGTTTTGCACCATGCACCACTGGGGAAACGAGACTGGTCCTTGTAACAGTCCGGGCCCAACGCGACGACGAATAGCACCGTCGTCAGGACCTCCTCATTGCGGATGGTTGTATCCGCCTTGACGATCCCACTATCAAACTCCTTCTCAATCTCTGGAATCGCACAAAGAATGCGATAACCAGAGGGCTTGGGCAGCTGGCTGGCTTTATCTTCGTTCGACGCATCGAAGTTGATTGAACCTACTACCTGCGGGCTATCGGGGTTTGTGCCGATAAGCAGCTCACTCATCAGATGTCTCCATCTTGTCTTTAAGGTCTAGGATGTACCCCCTCGCTGTGAGCAGACCCTTTATCTCACCGCAAGTCCTTTTGTACTCCTCGAAGGTCTCGGCCCTTCCAGAAGCAACAGCCTGTTGTAGCTGGCCAACCTTGTCGTCTATCTGGTCAACCAGCAACTCAAATGCGTCCATCATTCACCTCTTGTCGGTTTGTCGGACTTTCTCGACTCACGCTGGGAATGCTGAGATGAGAGCTGCTTCATCACATCCACACCCAAGCGCATCATTTCCTTCTCGCGCTCATCCCGCATAGCTGCGGCGGTCTTTAGCGCATCCATCTTTTGATTGGCTGCCAGCTTCATTGCCTCGGTTTCGGCTTGAGTAGCAATCCGCTGACGTTCAATCTCCTGCTGTTGCATGCGCAGCTGAGCGTCCATCTGGTCTTTTTGGACCTTACGCTGCTGCTCGGCTTGCTTGATCTGAATTTCTTGCTGCTGCATTTGGACCATTGGGTCCTGCGCCTGCTGTTGGGCCTGTTGGGCTGCCATCTCCTGGCTGTTTTGCTGGAGAAGCTGTTGTGCAGCCTGTGCCAGCAACGGTGAGAGACGCGCTTCGACCTCGGGGTCCATGTGCATGTCTTCGCCCGTCTCGTCTTTTTGCGGGGGCAGGTTAAAGCCAAGCTGGAGCTCGATCTGTTTGCGGTACTCAAAGCCCAAGTGCTCGTTGATATGAGCCTGCATCGCAGCAGCAAGCTGCTGGGCCATGGGATTACTCTGCAAAAGTTGCATGATCTTGGGGTCCTGCATGGCCGCCATGTGGACTTGGATGTGCGCTTGATGATCCTGATAGGCGAACGCCTTGACCGGCTTCATCATGAGGACGTTCTGGTTCTCAGTGACCGGGTCCTCCGGCTTCATGTCATCTTCCATCGGAACCAGCTTTTCGGCGTTCTTCACCCCCAAAACATCCAACATCTGCCGGTGCAGGAGAGGCATGTTGTACAAAGTGGGCGATTGCTGGGCCAGCTGCATGACAGCCTGATACTGGACAATCTTCTGCGCCATGGTGGCCGCGTTGGGGTCCGATACCGGGATGACATCGACGTTGTCATAGTCCGCACGCTTGGCCTTGCGGCTGCCTTCTTCCGGCTGGTAGCTGTAATCCTCTGGCGTGTATGCCGCGATGATCTCTTTGAGCAGCCCCAGCTCCTGCTTCATGGAATAGTGGATGCGCGCCTGAACGGCTGACATCGTCTTGAGAGTTCTCTCAAGGATGGCCAGCGTGGTCCCCACGGGTGCTTGCGATGACATATCACTGATCTGAAGATCAGCGGTGTTAGCAAACCGGCGACCTTCATCAATGATTGTGTTGAACAAACTGTAAAGGGTCTGGCTGGGCTCCTTATAAGGAAGCGGCAGCAGGTTGTCCTTGATAGTCCCACTTGGCACGTCCACATCGCGGAACTCGCCCGGAGCAATCGGGGTGTCATCACCCTTAACTCTGAGGCCACGAGCCTTGAAACCACCCGGCAGGTTCGACAGAGTCCCAGCATCGACCAGCTGACGGATCAAAGAAGTGCCACTCTTGGCGAATGCACCAACAAGGTGGATCAGGCCGAAGTAGTAGAACCCAAAACCCGGCACATAGCCGTAGTGAACAAAGTGCTGACGACGCTGATATGTCTCATCGTCCGGCTCCCAGTTGCGCCGGATGGCTAGGATTTCGCCGCTTCCCTTCTCTACAGTCACTACATAAGGCAGGGCAATGCCTGTTTTCTTGCCATCCTCGGTGTGCTCGTAACCCGGTAGGTCCAGGTCAACGTGCATCTCCAAAACCTTGTATCTATCGTCCGAAGTAGCGCGAAAACCAAGCTTTTCAGCGATTTTCTTCTCTACTTCATCAAGGATATTGTCCGGCTCACCAAGGTCTACATCGCGATAAAACCCTGCAACTTGGAGTCTCCGCAGGTCATTTTCGGTCTTGCGCATGACGTGCGTCACACGTTCAGCGGACTCAAGGTTAGAAGCGCCGTAGGGGACAACAATGTCTTCCGCAGGTACAAAAATGGAGACTTGGCGCTCCATGTGCGGGTCGTAATAGATCTTCTTGAAGGCATTCCCAGCCAGACCCAAACCCCACAGCATGCGTTCATGCTCGGGTCTGTACTCCTTCATGACGTCCATGAGCTGGTAGTTCATGTCGTCCTGCACCCGTTGGGCAGCTTCTTTCTTCTCCGGGGTCTCTTTGCCGATGATTTGGGTCTTCACCGGGCCAGAAGCGGGGAAGGTGGCCATCATCGTCTCGGATTGGAACTTGACGACGGCTTCACTTAGCAGGGGGTGGTACACACCACACGCGCCTTCCCACGGTTCCGTGCGGTCCTCAAGCTTCATACCCAACAGCTCAAGGCCATCTACATAGGTTTGAATCCAATCCTTACGCGAGGCGATGTCCTCGTCGTAATCACCGATGAGTTCAGAGGCAAGCATTTGAAGATCGCTCTCATCCATGTACTCAGCGAGGTTTGCACTGAAGTCCTCTTCAGTCTCTTTGCGCGGCTCGATCTCAATCTCAAGACCGTCCATCGCAATCTTCACAGACTCGGGGTCCTCGATCTCAATCTCAACAGCCGGCTCTTGCGAAATAAGATCATCCCCACTAATCCCCAACGGTGCCGGGTTCAACGCCTTGTCGATAGCCATAGTCAGTCCTTTAGTTCGGCGCACAACTCATCAAAGGTAAGGTCCCTTGAACCATCAAGGAACTCAACACTAAACAGGTAACGGTCCCCGGAGTGATTCAAAACCATGTGTGGGACCTGAGTGTTAAACGCATAGTAGGTCTCTGGGAAGTACAAGAGCTTGTGAAAGCGAAACGACATGCCAGGCTCATCATCCAAAAACAAGCAATCACTGTGCGTATCACGCAACAACATGTTGATACTAACCTTGCGGTTGGTATCGGTATGCCAGTTATAACAAGTCCTCTCCGGCATCCTCAGAACACCGGCATGGAACGTATAACGCTTGGCTAACTCCTGAAAGAACGGATCCATCATCACCAACTTGCGAGGGACCTGAAGAGCGTGGAAGTTGTAGTACAGCATCCACTCATCGACCAAAGACTTGTCAACCAGCTCCATAAGAGCAGGAACAATAGTCGAATGCCCAACAGGCTTATACATCAGTAGTACTCACGCTTCCTTTGAAAGACCGGCTCTTCCTCTTCGTCCAGATCAGTCCTGATGAACCCGCCCCGCCTGAACCTCATGAGAGCCAGAGACACCGTATCCACATAGTCATCATGTTCCCCAGCGGGAAAGCTGGCAACCTCATCAATCACCTGTTCCGCCCAGCTGGTATTGGGAGCCCACACCATACCAGAGGCAAAAATGTCCGATACCGCGTTCAACCGAGAGATCTTGTCATTCCCACGAACAGGCGTGAACTCCTGTACTGGTATCCCCATCGACCGCAATTCATAAATCAACGGAGCACCAGAGGCTTTCTTTTCAATAATCACCGCATCAGGATCCCACTCTCGGTACAGCTGGAGCGTTTTCCTTTTCAAATCAGGGAACTCCAAACGATCCCTCTCAGCGTGTAGAAGTATAAGGTTTGGCTTATACACGCCACGGGAGTCTGGGTTATCAAATATCCCCCATACGGTGAAAGCTGAGTAGTCTGCTCTGTTATGTGCTTCGTATGCGGTATCGGCTGCGATCAAAATAAAGTCGCATGCTGGTGGGTGTTCTTCTTCCCACTCCTTCCACCATTCTCTTTTAATGAGTGCCGAGGATTCGGAGGTGGGCTGTTGTTGATACTGGGCCATCCACTTGGCGTTTGGGAGCTCATCCTTTAGAGCTTGGAGTTCTTTCCTGCTCCAGAACTCGGGCCATAGTGGGTTATCAGAAGGAAGTATCGCGGGGAACTCGATGACTTCCCATTCATCCCCTCCGCGCTGTGCGGCGGCTTTTAACACCTGGCCAGTGAGGTCTCGCTTGGACCAGCGGGTCATCACTACGATGATCGAACCGCCCGGCTGGAGACGCTGCCGGGGGCCAGAGGTAAACCACTCGTAAACTTTGTCGTAGATCTCAGGGGTCGTTTCAGCCAATGTGGCTTCTTGTTCAGAGTGTGGGTCGTCAATAATCAAAAGGTCCGCACCCTTACCAGTGACCGTACCGCCCACACCGATAGCAAAGTACTCCCCGGACTCATTGGTAGACCACCGACCGGCAGCTTTGGAGTCATGTCTCAAAGCTACGTTAGGAAATACCTTGGCATAGTTCTCACTATCCACAAGGTTTCTCACCTTGCGACCAAAACCTACGGCCAGTTCAGCAGTGTTAGAACACTGGATGATCTTCTTCTGCGGGAAGTTACCCAAGAACCAAGCCGGAAGAAGATAAGAAGCAAACTCAGACTTGGTATGCCGAGGAGGCATATTAATGATGAGCCTCTTAAGTTCTCCTTTGGCTACGCGCTCAAAGGCTTTAGCCATCACGGAATGATGTCTACCCGAGATGAAGTTGGGCCACATCTCCTTAACAAAGTGCATGAAGTCCTTCTGAGCCTTCTCTCTAGT